CTATCTGGGCGCAGCCTCCGCCACAGGCGATCGGGGCGCAGCCTCCGCCACAGGCAATCGGGGCGCAGCCTCCGCCACAGGCAATCTGGGCGCAGCCTCCGCCACAGGGAAAGCCGGTGTGGCGCTCGCGGCCGGCCTCGAATGCAAAGCAATGGGCGCACTCGGCTGCGCGATCTGCTGCGTCGAACGCGGCGAATGGAACGGGAAGACGTATCCGATTGTCGCGGTAAAAGCTGCAATCGTAGATGGCGAAAATATCAGAGCAGATACCTGGTACCAGCTGAAAAACGGCAAATTTGTGGAGGTGGAGTAAATGCTCGATACAATCTCCACTGTGAAGATGAGCCGCGAAGAATGGCTGGAGGAACGCAGAAAGTCCATCGGCGGGAGTGACGCGGCGGCTGTTATCGGAATGAGCCGCTTTGCAAGCCCGTACACGGTATGGATGGATAAGACTGGGCGTCTCCCGGAAAAGGAAGACACAGAGGCTATGCGGATCGGCAGAGATCTCGAAGAGTATGTTGCGAAGCGTTTTGAGGAAGCGTCCGGGAAAAAGGTGCGGCGCTGCAACTACATCATTCGGAACCCCGCGTATCCGTGGGCGCACGCAGATATTGACAGGCGAATTTCCAGCGAAAATGCAGGGCTGGAATGCAAGACAACCTCGACGCTTGACATTCGGCAGTTCAACGGTGTGGATTTCCCGGAGAAATATTATTGCCAGTGCGTGCACTATCTGGCTGTCACTGGCCTTGACCGTTGGTATTTGGCGGTTCTCGTATTCGGGCGCGGATTCTTTACATACACGCTCGAGCGCGATGAGGCGGAAATCTCCGCGCTGATGGAGGCGGAGAAGCTTTTTTGGCGGTGCGTCGAGGAAGACACCCCGCCTGCACCAGACGGTTCGGAGGCGACGACGGACGCGATCAGCACGATTTATGCCGACAGCAGCGGCGAACAGCTTGATTTGTTCGGACGCGAACAGCTGCTGGCTGAGTATATGCAGATCAAACGTCAGGCGGCTGCACTGGCGGAGCGCAGCCGCGAGATCGAAAACACGATCAAGCTCGATATGGGCACGGCAGAGCGGGCCGCCTGCAACGGCTACAACGTCTCTTGGAAGCAGCAAAACCGGCAGACGTTCCAGCCCAAAGCCTTTAAAGAGGCATACCCGGATATCGATTTGGCACCGTTCTATAAAACGGTGCAGGCCCGGCCATTCAAAATTACAGAAATGAAACAGGAGGAAGAATCATGAACAAAATCCAGCAGGCAACCGCGCAGACGGCTATGAAGGCACAGAGCGGCGGAAATCCGACAATGCAGCAGTATATCAAGCAGATGGAGGGCGAGATCAAGAAAGCGCTTCCCTCCGTTATGACGCCGGAGCGGTTCACGCGGATCACGCTTTCTGCACTTTCCACGAATCCGAAGCTGGCGCAGTGTACGCCGCAATCTTTCCTCGGCGCAATGATGACCGCCGCGCAGCTTGGCTTGGAGCCGAACACGCCGCTTGGACAGGCATATTTGATCCCGTACTGGAACGGCAAGCAGAATCGCCTTGAATGCCAGTTCCAGCTTGGCTATAAGGGCATGATCGACCTTGCATACCGCTCCGGCGAGATCCAGACGATCCAGGCGCAAGTCGGACACGCGAACGATACGCTGATTGCCGAGTATGGCACAGAATGCAGCCTGAAATTTATCCCGAAGCTGAACGGAGATCGCGGCGACCCGGTGAACGTTTGGGCGATGTTCAAGACAAAGGACGGCGGCTACGGCTTCGAGATCATGACGCTGGACGATGTTCGCGCCCATGCGCAGAAGTACAGCAAGGCATACGGCTCCGGCCCGTGGCAGACCAACTTTGAAGAGATGGCAAAGAAGACCGTTCTGAAAAAGGTTCTGAAATACGCGCCGATGAAGTCTGAATTTGTTCGGCAGATTGCGCAGGACAGCACGATCAAGACGGAGATCAGCGACGATATGTTCAGCGTTCCTACTGTTGTCGCAGATGCGGAAATGGTAGACAATATGCCTGTTGACCAGACTACAGGTGAGGTCATGGAGGGCAACGCAAATGCTGAATAAAATCGTCCTGATGGGCCGCCTGACCCGTGACCCGGAGCTTCGGCAGACGCAAAGCGGAAATTCTGTTGTATCCTTCACGCTTGCCTGCGACCGCGATTTCGCGGCGCAGGGCGCGGAGAAGGAAACGGACTTCGTGGATATCGTCGCATGGCGCGGCACGGCTGAGTTCGTCAGCAAGTATTTCTCCAAGGGCCGCATGGCCGTGGTGTCTGGCCGTTTGCAGATCCGCAACTGGGAAGATAAGGACGGAAACAAGCGCAAAACGGCAGAGATCGTCGCAGAAAGCGTTTATTTCGGCGACAGCAAGCGGGACGGGCAGAATGCTTCTGCCGCTGCACCGGCCTCTTCGGAGTTCAAGCCGCTACCGAGCACAACGCCGGTTCCGTTCTCTGCGCCGGATATGCCGCAGATGGAGATTGGCGACGACGACCTGCCGTTCTGAGGGCTGACGGATGGGAGATAAAAAGGAATACGTCAAGCTGTGGCTGAGTTACAGGAGCTATTTCGAGGCGTACAGTGCTGCTGAGGTGGGGCGCTTGGTGCTGGCCGCGATGGATTATCGCGAGTCGGGAGCAGAGCCAGAGTTCAGCGGGAGTGAACGTTTCATTTGGCCTGCGATTCGACGGGACATTGACGAATCCGTAGCGGCGCAAAAAGCCGTCTCCGCATCAAGAAGCGAGGCAGGAAAGCAGGGCGGTCGGCCTGAATCCGAAAAAGCAAATGCTTTTGACGAAAGCAACGAAAAGCAAAAAAAGCAAATGCTTTCCGATGAAAGCAAAAAAAGCTATGGACAAAGGAAAAGGACAAAGGAAAAGGACAAGGACATGGACAGTATTCTTTCCCCCCTACCCCCCGCACTGCGCGAATCCGTTGAGAAATGGGTGGCGTACAAGGGCGAACGACGGGAGGAGTATAAGCCTGTCGGCCTGCAAAGCCTTGTTACGCAGATCACAAAGGCTGCGGAGGAATACGGCGAGGAAGCCATGATCGACGTGATAACCCGCTCTATGGCCGCAAATTACAAGGGGATCGTGTTTGACTGGCTGAAAGAGGCCAGCACACGCCCTGCGGCGCTCGGCCGCGCTGCAAAGCCCGGCTACGGCGTGCAGGGGCATCATGACGATCTGAATCCGCTGGAACGTGCGGCTGTGGACAGGGTGATGGGGCCTGTGTCGAAGGGGGCCGCTCGGATGCAACATGGCGTGCAGCGCCACGAGGACGAACTTGATGCGTTCCAGCAGGCGGCAATAGACCGGATGCTTGCGGAAAACAAGGAGGATAAGACATGAGGGAGGATATATGACAGAAAAGGAAAAGGAAATCGCGCAGGCGCTGCATATCTGCGGCGAAGGCCACCCGTGCAGAGACTGCCAGCTATACGGCAAGATCGCTTGCGTTGAGACGTTGTGCAAATACGCGCTCGACCTCATCGAGCGCCTGACCGCCGAGAACGCGGCGCTGCGGGAGAAGGTGCCGCAGTGGATCAGCGTGGAGGAGAAGCTGCCAGCAGATTATATTAAGCGATACCTTATCGCTTTTAAGGACGCAGGCGGAAGCATCGTGGATGCGGCTCGGTATATTCCGGGGCTCGGTTGGGAGTGTCGCAACTGGGAGGTTCCGCAGGGTTTGATTACCGACTGGATGCCGCTGCCGGGAGCACCGGAGAAAGGAGGCAAGGCAGATGCTTGATATTTGCCCGGTATCGCTGGCAGAGGCAAACGCGTTTGTCGCGGAGCACCACCGGCACCACAAGCCAGTGGTGGGGCACAAGTTTTCCATCGGCTGCACCGATGGCGAGAAAATTGTAGGCGTTGCAATCGTCGGCAGACCGGTTTCGCGGTATCTGGATGATGGGTGGACGCTTGAGGTAAATCGCTGCTGCACGGACGGCACGCGGAATGCGTGCAGCATGCTATATGCAGCTGCGTGGAGAGCCGCCCGTGCGATGGGCTATCACAAACTGATTACATATATCCTAGATACAGAGTCGGGGACAAGCCTCAAGGCGGCTGGATGGAAGTGCATCGGACAGGCAGGGGGACTTCGCTGGACGGGCAAGCGCCGCCCGGAGGTAGACCTTTGCCCCGCACAAATGAAAATCCGGTTTGAGCGGGAGGAAGGAGACAAGGCATGAGTAAAGCTGTTTTGATCAGCATCCGCCCGAAGTGGTGCGAGAAGATCATAAGCGGTGAGAAAACGATCGAGGTGCGCAAGACGCGCCCGAAGATGGATACGCCGTTTAAGTGCTACATCTACTGCACGCAGAGCGCTGATATGCTTTGGATTTTGAAGGAAAGGGAACGGTATCTCCATCCTGATAAAATAGCGGATGTTTTCAAGGCTGCTAAATGCGGCGGAGCATATCGGGGGAATGGCAAGATTATCGGAGAGTTTACCTGCAACAGAGTAACGAACCTTTTTTCAAACAGCAGGTTTTGGCTGGACGAGGATGATGTTTTACACACGTGTTTGTCTGCTGCGGAAATGCGAAAATACGCAAACGGCGCACATGGATTGTACGGCTGGCATATCTCCGGTCTGAAAATCTACAACACGCCGAAGGAGCTGAGCGAGTTTTCCCCGGTGTGCAGGTATAAAAATGATGATAAATCGTGTCCATCGCGCAGGGTTGCTTGCTCGTATCAAAAATATGACTGCAACCCTGACGGGAGCATCAATCTTGTTGAGTGTGGGAGGACGCTTGAACGCCCGCCGCAGAGCTGGCGGTATGTGGAGGAAGAACTATGGAACGACTGACTTATTTCAAAGACGGATACTGGCGGGTAAATTTCAGCGGAGTGCAGTACCAGGCGGATTTTGTTGATCGCCTCGCGGCCTACGAGGACACGGGCCTGACGCCGGAGGAAATCAAGGCTCCATTTACGGAGGACACGATGATAAATCTGGCAGCGCAGGCGCTGGGAGTGGAGCCTAGCCGCCTCCGCGAGCTTGCCGAGGCCGACAAGGACGGGCGCGTCATTATATTGCCGTGCAAGGTGTACGAGACTGACGGGGTGAGGGTGTATGAGCACACGGTGCGCGAGGTCATCTACGAGACGGCAGGCGGCCCGGCTTTCGATAAAAATGCAATCGGGAAGAGCATATTTTTAACCCGCGAAGAAGCCGAGAAGGCTTTGCGGGAAATGGAGGGCAGGCCATGACCAGAAAACGTGCAAGAAAGATCCTCATGTCTATCGGCACGAGCAGAAACCATGCAAACTGGGGGCTGACGGCAAAGCCGTGCTGGAAGACAAATGCCGGTGTGGTAGAGGATACGCTGACGATCACCCTGTACGCGTATCTGCTGCGGAAGAAAATGAACGAGGGCAAAATAACGGAGGAATCCGCAATCCGGGCGGGAGCAATGGCAGCGAGTGAGCTTTGGCTAAAGGAGGTAAACCATGCCTGACGAATTTATCAGCCGCGAAGCGGCGCTGAAAGACTTTGAATCCTGCAACGCGGAAAATCCGTACTGGACGCCTCCGCGGGTGAAAACGCTTCTGCTGCGCCAACCCGCCGCCGACGTTGCGGAGGTGGTGCTGCCGCCTGAGGAAAGAACGTTAGATTTTCCAGCAAAATACACTGAAATACGCGCATTGTACCATTTTTGCGTCGATCTTGGAATCAAATGCACGATAGAGCACCTGTATGACGGCTATGCAGTGCGTTTCCCGGACGGAAGTGACTTCGCACAGCATCATGGCACATATGGCGGGACGGAAGGATGCGTTGAACCGGCTATCGGGGACTCCGAATTTGACTATACTGCAGTCGGCTTGAACCTCGCGAAGGAGCTCGTGAAGAAACACAAAGGAAAATTGGAGGGCAAGAAGGATGGCTAAGCACATAACCAAAGCGCAGTTGAGACAACTCTATCAAGCTCAGCTCTTCGATAACGACGAATATCTGAGACTTTTAAAAGAGTTTGCAGGGATAGAATCCCGGCCGACCACGGAGTACAACCACTACGACGAAAATGGCGAGTTTATTGGTAGCAGCGTGGACACCGATCTTTCTGACCTGCTGGACGAGGCTGGCGTGGAGGTGCGGGACGATGGGCCAACATAAACACAACCCGGTCGCCATTGCGGCGGCAAAAGGCGAGCTGCTGTCGAAGCTGTATCGGTAGTGCGTTGCCAAGATTGCGAGAATTTCAGTCGGAATGAAGAAAATGACCCGTACTGCGCAGATCGGAGAGGGCTTTCAGACCCGGAGCCTGACGGGTATTGCAGCTACGGAGAACGGAGGGAAGAATAAAGGATGAGCCTAATAGACGCTGCCAGATACACCACAATGATTATGGCGCAGAATCCAGACTGGTGCGCCAAAAGAATGGAAAACTTCGAGAAGTACATCACGGAAAATAGTGCTGGTGCTGCCGAGGTGTGTAATGAAAGGAAAGACAACTCCGCGATGGTGATTCTCAAGGATGAGGAGGGCAAGAAGGATGGCAACGAAACGAGTATGTGACCGCTGCGGGGCGGAGATAAACCCCACAAGCTCTGCGACGTATGTAAACGTACGAAGCGCGTTCCATGAGGAATCACCTGATATTGAGCTTTGCTGCTCCTGCGCGATGCAAATCAAAGAATGGCTTAAGCCGCGTGTAGAGGAGGGCAAGTCATGACCAGAAAACGCGCAAGAAAGATCCTCATGTCCATCGGAACGAGCCGGAACCATGCAAACTGGGGGCTGACGGCAAAGCCGCGCTGGAAGACAAACGCCGGTAACGCTAACGGTTTTCTCATCTGCGACATCAGCGATATGGAGATTGCACCGGACGATTTTTGCAGTAGAGGCGTGACCGAATGAGCGGGCTGCGGTTTGCTCGTGGAAGCGCGAAAGGAGGAGAGCTGATGCAGGATTGCTGCTTGACTTGCAAAAATCTGGAATACAGAAAGAACTACGTTTATCCGTACCGGTGCTTGAAGCACAAGGCCGAACGGTTCTCGGAGAAGGAATTGGAACGGATGTACTTTTCCGGAGAGGAGTGCAAAGACTTTGAACAAAGGAGATGGCCAGATGGGCACAATTCTGGCGATTGATCCCGGCAATACGCAATCCGGCTATGTGGTGGTCGAGCACGACGGCGAAGAAATTCGCCGCGTGCTGGAGGCCGGGAAGAAAGGTAACAATGAGCTGCTGCCGATGCTTGAGCGGAAGCTTTACGGGAATGGCCATGACGTGGCAATCGAAATGATCGCGGGTATGGGCATGACGGTAGGCCAAGAGGTTTTTGATACCTGCGTCTGGATTGGGCGGTTCTGGCAAACCGTGTTGTGGCAGACTGGATATGGGCCGACGCGGATATTCCGCCGGGAAGAAAAACTGGATCTGTGCGGCTCGCTATCTGCCAAAGATGCAAACATCCGGCAGGCCCTCGTTGACCGCTACGCGCCCGGCCAGCCGAACTTCGGAAAGGGAACGAAAAAGGATCCCGGTTTCTTTTACGGCTTCTCAGCGGATATGTGGGCGGCGATGGCGGTAGCCGTGACGTATTTCGATAAGTACATCAAGGGGGTAAAGCTTTGAACAAGACGCAGCGAAAGCCGCCAAGACCGCCGATGCAGCTGACGTGCGATGCCTGCGGGAAAACGTTTATGCGCGCACCGTCGAAGTACAAGGAAAAATACAATTTTTGCAGCGAAGCGTGCGCCTGGGCGGCACATGGGAAAGCTGTGATGGGGCGGGCGGAGCGCGTGGCGGACAGATACAAGCAGGAGCGCCTAAAAGACATGACGCGGTGCGCGTCCACGCGGGGCTGCATGCGGACGCTGCGGGACGCAAACCGCGCAAGGCGTGAAGGGAGGCAACATTACTGATGAGTGGGATCACAGAGCAGGAATATGCGGCGTGGCTGGAAAAGGCGTTACAAGCGCTCTATAAATCCAAGCCGCTTGCAATCGCGATTGTGGCAAAAACGGAAGCGGGCAATACGCTTACGGGATACTACAATGCGGACGCACAGGACAAGGCCGTGTTTGCCCACCACATCCAAAGCGAGATTGTTCTGGACATTATCAAGGCAAATGCCGCGGAAATCAAGGCCATGATGGAGGGCGTAGACGATGGAACAGATTAAGGGCGCAAAGTACGACGATGAAGACGAGGGCGTTTTCAAATGAGCACGCCGCGATACGGCTGGTGGGCCTATGCAAAATGGATGATTCGCAGCTATAAGGGCGGCGGGCTGATGACGAGGGCCGAGCGCGCTGCCGTTGAGGATGCAATCGCAGAGACGGAACGGCTCGTTGACGGCGCGGAGCGCATCCGGCTCATAGACTTGGTTCTTTGGAAGCGGACGCACACCTTACAGGGCGCTGCGATGGCGGTTTATGTGTCCGAACGCACCGCGCAGGAGTGGCACAGGCAATTTATTCGCCTTGTGGGGCAAAAAAGAGGGCTTTTATGAAAAAGTCTGCGTCCCAGAGCCAAATTTAACATTTACTATAAGGGCGTAGAGATCAACTCTACGCCCTTCTTCATCGGCACCGCAGCGTTCTGCGGAAACCTCCTCCTGTTCTCGTGTTCTCCGGTGTGAATAAATATATTTATTCACACACGGAGACACGAGAACGAAAGAATGAGGTGGCTGGCCGGTGATCGGGCTTGATGGGGAGGACAACATGGAGGTAAAAAACAGAAAGCTTTCCAGCATTACTGCATACGGGAAAAATGCGAAAAAGCATGACAAGACGCAAATCAACAACGTTGCGGAGAGCATCAAGCAGTACGGCTTTGTACAGCCAATTGTGATTGACCGTGACGGTGTGATTGTAATCGGCCACTGCCGCGCTATGGCGGCGAAGAAGCTGGGCATGGAAGAAGTGCCGTGCGTCTGTGTGGACGATCTGACGCCGGAGCAGGTGAACGCCCTGCGGCTCGTGGACAACAAGAGCAACGAGAGCAATTGGGACTTTGACCTGCTGGCTGATGAACTGCCTGGTCTCGACCTGTCAGCGTTTGACTTTGATTGGGGGCTGCGTGATGAACTCGACACGTCAGTTGTAGAGGACAACTACGACCCTGTTTTACCGGCAGAGCCGAAGAGTAAACTTGGCGATGTGTACCAGCTTGGAGACCATCGCCTTATGTGCGGAGACAGCACGTCTTTGACAGACGTACAGAAGCTCGTGGGGGGGGCGCAAATGGATTTGCTGCTCACCGACCCTCCGTACAATGTGGATTATCAGGGCGTCGCCGGGAAGATTAAGAACGACAATATGGAGGATACGGCATTTAGACGGTTCCTGACGGATGCCTTCTCCAATGCGGCGATGATTATGAAACCCGGTGCTCCATTTTACATTTGGCACGCAGACAGCGAGGGGTATAACTTCCGAGGTGCGTGCAGAGATGCGATGCTGCGTGTCCGTCAGTGCCTGATCTGGGTTAAGAACTCTCTTGTGATGGGGAGACAGGATTTCCAGTGGAAACATGAGCCTTGCCTGTACGGTGAGAGTGAAATTGAAGAGGATGCGCATGAGCCTTGCCTTTACGGATGGACGGAAGGTAAGAAGCATTATTTCTTCAAGAACCGCAGACAGACAACCGTGTTGAATTTTGATAAGCCTGTCAAATCTGCGGAGCATCCGACCATGAAGCCGATTAAACTGTTCGACTACCAGATGCAGTGTTCCAGCAAGCCGGGAGAGAATGTGCTTGACCTGTTTGCTGGTTCTGGCACAACGATCATGGCAGCAGAGCAGAATGGCAGACACGCTTTCTGCATGGAGTACGATCCGAAGTATGCTGATGTCATTGTTGACCGTTGGGAGAAGTTTACGGGGAAGAAAGCGGTGTTGTTGAATGACGATTGAAGAAGCGCAGGCGATCATTGCCAAAACAAATAGCCCGTACCTAAAACGGGACATGGAAAAGTTTATCAAACGCCAGCAAAGAAAGGAGAGCGCGTATGGCAAGGCCAAGAAAGGAAATAGATCAGAAACAGTTCGAGAACCTCTGCGGCCTGCAATGCACGCTTGAGGAGATCTGCGGTTGGTTTGACGTGACTGATAAAACACTGGATAGTTGGTGTAAACGCACCTATCATGCCAGTTTTTCCGAGGTATTTAAACAAAAGCGCGGAGCAGGGAAAATTTCACTGCGACGGAACCAGTGGCGGCTTGCGGAAAAGAACGCGAGCATGGCTATTTGGCTCGGGAAGCAATACTTAGAGCAGCGCGATGAGCCGGAAGAATCCATTGACGCGGAGGATACGGACGCTTATCTCAAAGAAGCGGGGATTGAATGAAAACCAGGACCATCAACCCCGTGTTTGGGGAAAAACACAAGGCGTACATACAGCGCGCAATGCGCTGCACGATCTCGGTCGCAGAGGGAGCCGTTCGAGCGGGCAAGACCATCGACAACATAGCTGCCTTTGCTGCGCTGATAGAAAAGGGCACGCCGGACAGAATACACCTTGCGACAGGCTCCACGGCGGCCAACGCGAAGTTGAACATCGGAGACGCGAATGGATTCGGACTCGAGTATATTTTCCGCGGACGCTGCCGCTGGACGAAGTACAAAGGCAACGAGGCGCTTGTGATAAAATCTCACAGGCGCGACTATGTGGTGATCTTCGCGGGCGGGGCAAAAGCGGACAGTTTCAAGAAAATTCGCGGCAATTCATACGGAATGTGGATTGCGACAGAAATCAACCTGCACCACGAGGACACGATCAAAGAGGCATTTAACCGGCAGCTTGCCGCAAGGCTGCGCCGTGTGTTCTGGGATTTAAACCCGTCCTCGCCTGGGCACTGGATCTATCAAAACTACATCGATAGATTCCCGGAACGGCTCGGCGGGCAGTACAACTACCAGCATTTCACCATCCGCGACAACGCAACAATTACGGATGCGCGGCTTGCGGAGATTGAAAGCCAGTATGACGTAAACAGTATCTGGTACAGGAGAGATATCCTTGGCGCACGGTGTATAGCCGAAGGCCTCGTATACCCGATGTTCGACCGCGAACGCAACGTCGCAAGTGAGCGGGGCGGGCCGGGGCGGTACTGGATCTCATCGGACTACGGCACACAGAACCCTACCGTCTTTACATTGTGGCGGGAATATGGCGGCAGGGCCGTCATGGAGAAGGAATATTACCACAGCGGACGCGAGAGCGGGCGGCAGAAGACCGATGAGGAATATTATCAGGACTTAGAGGCATTCGCGGACGGATACCGCATTGAGCGTGTCGTGCTCGACCCATCGGCAGCGTCCTTTGCCGAGTGCATCCGGCGGCACGGAAAGTTTTCTGTATGGAAAGCAAACAACGCCGTGCTGGACGGCATTCGCTTCACGGGGGCCTGCATCAAAAGCGGCATAATCAAATTCCATGAGAGTTGCAAAAACGCGTTTCGGGAATTTGGCCTTTATAGCTGGGACAAAGACGCAGGCGAAGACCGCGTGATAAAAGAAAACGACCACGTGTGCGATAGTATCCGCTATTTTTGCATGACCGTTTTGAGGAGAGAAATCAAGAAATGAACCTTTTGACAAACATTCGAGGGTGGTTCCGGAATATGCTTTTCCCGCAGGCGGTGGCCGAGCGGGAATTTGGCGCATCTCCGGCGGTCAGCCAGAAGATGGAGCAGAATATAAGCCTCTGGTACGCGATGTTTACCGGAAATCCGCCCTGGCAGACGTGCGATGTTACTGCTGTCGGACTTCCGGCAGCGATCTGCCGGGAGATTGCACGACCGACGCTGGCCGAGCTGACGGCCAACATCACCGGCAGCGCCCGGGCGGATTATCTGAAAGAGTGCTTTGAGCGGGCGGAAGAGAATTTCCACAGCGCCTTAGAGCTGGGACTTGCGCTCGGCGGTGTGGCATTTAAGCCGTATATCTACGGCGAGCAGCTGCTGGTCGACGTGACCGGCGCGGCGGCATTCCAGCCGACGAAATTTGATCCTGCCGGGCGCTGCATTGGCGGCATCTTCCGGGATAAGCCCGCGAAGGTGGGCAGGAAATATTATATCCGCCTCGAATCGCACGAGCTGGACGGCACGACATACACGATCCGCAATAAAGCGTATTACAGCGACGCTTCCGGCACAGTCGGCGCAGAAGCGCCCCTGAACGCCGTCCCGGAATGGGCGGACATTCAGCCGGAGATCGCGATCCAGAATATGAGCGGGCCGCTCTTCGCGTACCTCCGCCCACCTACAGCCAACACAGCGGATGCAAACAGCCCCTGCGGAATGTCCGTCTACGGAGACGCGGCTACGGTGCAGCTTATCAAGCAGGCCGACGAGCAGTGGGAGCGCCTGCGCTGGGAATACCGCTCCAGCGAGCGCAAAGTCCTGATGGACGGCACGAGCTCGACTGCGGACATGTTCAACAAGCGCATGTTCGAGCTTGGGCCGTTCTCCACGTCCGGCGAATTCTTTCAGTACATCGAGCCGCAGATCCGCGACGAGGCGATTTACCGAGGCTTCCAGAACACACTCCGCCGCATCGAGTTTAACGTCGGGCTGGCCTATGGCGATATCTCTGATCCGCAGACCGTCGAGAAGACCGCGACGGAGATCCGCAACAGCAAGCAGCGCAAATATGTGCTGGTCGACAGCATTCAGACGGCGCTTGAACATACGTTTGACAGCCTGCTCTACGCGCTCGATACATACGCGACGCTCTACAACCTCGCGCCTGCCGGGACGTACAGCGCCGATTACAGCTGGGGCGATTCCATTCTGGACGATGCCGAGAAGAAAGAGCAGGAGCGGGCCAACGACCGGCTCGACCTCGCTGACGGTATCCTCAACGACTGGGAATACCGCGCGAAATGGTACGGCGAGGACGAAGCGACTGCAAAGGCAATGCTGCCGAAAGCGCAGGACATGGTAGACGAGAATGCGCCGACTGAGATCGAATGAGAAAAGCCAAGTACCCGTTCAAACCCGAACTGCTCGATGCCCTCCCGGAAGAACTCGCAGAGTTGTTCCGGGCATTGGAAGATACTCTGCTGGATGAAGTCTGCTCCCGGCTTAAAATTGCCGATCAGCTGAACGAAGTCACGGTACAGGATATCCGGGCGCTGCGGTCGCACGGCATTGATCTCAAGAAGATCAAAAGGGCCATCCAGAAGACGGCGGACGTCAGCGAGGAAAAACTGAACAAGCTGCTCGACGATGTTGTGGAGCGCAACCAGCGTTATTACAACGACCTTATCACGCTGGCCGATGTGACGAAGCCTGGCCGGCTGGTCGACGCTTCCGATATCGACGCGATCCGCAAGCAGACGCTCGGAGAAGTCAGAAATCTGACGCAATCCATGGGCTTCCTGGTCGACAATGGCCGGAAGATGCTTCCACCTGCGCAGGCATATCAGCGGGCCTTAGATTCGTCAACGCTGCAAATTCAGAGCGGGGCGATCAGTTATAATCAGGCTATTGCCAACGCCGTCAAGCAGCTGGCCGAGAGCGGAATCAAAGTTGTGGACTATGAGAGCGGGCACACGGATCAGATCGACGTGGCCGCGCGCAGGGCCGTGATGACCGGCGTGGCGCAGATCTGCGACAGGTATTCCGACCAGTCGGCGGAATATATGGATACCCGGTATTTTGAGATCACGGCGCACTCAGGAGCGCGAGATAAGCCCGGCCCGTCCCCGTGGTCGAGCCATAAGGCGTGGCAAGGCCGGATCTATTACAAAAGCGAAAACGAAGAGCCTGACCCGCTTGGGCAGTACAAGGATCTCGTGGAGACAACCGGCTATGGCTATGTAGACGGCCTGACCGGGGCAAACTGCCGGCATTATAAGCATGCCTATATTCCTGGCGTCATGGAGCCTACCTATACCGAGGAGCAGCTGGAACACATTGATGATGGTCTCGGCTGCGAGTTTGACGGGAAGAAATATACCGCATACGAAGCGACCCAGATGCAAAGACGGCTCGAACGGTCGATTCGCAAGCAGAAGCGTTTGAAAAACGCCTATAAAGCCTCCGGACTTAAGGACGAAGAGACTGCCGCCGCAGCAAAGCTGCGCCGCCTGAACACGAAATACCATGATTTCAGCAATGCCGCAGGGCTGCCGGAGCAGCCGGAGCGGACAAGGATTCTGTACACAGACGCAAAATCCGAGGCTGCGGCCAGTGCGGCGAAAGCAGCAAAACCAATCACAAGGCTGCAAGAAACGCTGGACGTGAAAACGGAGATTGTGAACGGCGTTGTCCCGAAGGGATCAGAAATTGGCTCTATTCGAGAAATAGCTGGCGGAGATTCCGGGAAACAGTTGAAAGTTGCGAGTTTCCTTTCTGAAAACTACGGCGGGGAACCGTTGCAATGGCGGAAAATGGGCGGTATAATACAAACAGACAATTTCCGATATGATGTTCACTGGTTTGAGCAAAATGGGAAGCACTTTGAAGAAAAGCTGAAAGGGGTGAAGAGAAAATGAAGGTGAGATATAAAGGGCCGACGTTCGGCGGCGGTTTTCTCGGGCTGACGGATGGAAAAACCTATGAATGCGTGGGGGTCGAATATGATCTGCTCCGCATCATAGATGATGAGGGCGAGGACTACCTTTATTCCGCTTCAGCCCCTGCGCCGCTCAACGGAAAAACCAAGCCGGGCAAATGGGAAGTGGTAGAAGATGACGAGTGGGGAACGCTTTCAAGGCTGATTTCTAAGGAGAACGCATGATCGACGAAAAACTGAAAGCCGCCATCGAGCGGGCGCTTGCCGCCGGATTCCGCGTCCAACTGAAGCGCATGAAGGATGGAACAGTCAAGGCGCAGATCATCAAGGCGGAAGAACTGAAAAAATAATACAGATACCGCAGCACAATCGAGCGCGCGGAATGGCACGATGAGCCAACCTGTAAGGATTTCTTACAGGTTGGCTCTTTTTGTTTTATCAAATCTTGACCGGCCCGAAGTCGCTAAACTACGGGGCAGCAGCGGACGCGACCCGCGAGAACAAAGCGAAGCTGTGAAGGAGAACCCATGAAGCGAGATTTTTTGGAAGGACTGGGGCTCGATAAGGATACCGTCGACAAGATCCTTGACGAGAACAGCCGCGACATCGGCCGGGAGAAGCAAAAAGCGGATCAGGCCAAGGAAGACCTGAACGCCGCCCGGCAGCAGCTGGCCGACCGCGACAAGGACATCGAAGACCTGCGGAAGTCCAGCGGGGACGCCGAGAGCGTCCGCAAGCAGCTCGAAGACCTTCAGGGCCGGTACACCAAGGAAACCGAGGATTACAAGGCGCAGCTGGCAAGCCGGGACTACGCCGACGCTATGAACCGCGCGATCACGGCAAAGGGCGTCAAGTTTTCCTCCAAGGCCGCCGAGAAAGCCTACCTTGCCGACCTCAAGGAAAAGCACCTTGAACTGAAGGACGGCGAGCTGACTGGCTTCGACGAGTGGCACAAGGCCCAGCTCGAAGCAGACCCGACCGCGTTCCAGTCCGACAAGCCCGCGCCTACATTCGTCAAGCCTGTCGGCCAGGGCGGCGCACCGGCGGCAAAGAGCAAGGGCGCAATGTACGCGCAGCAGTTCAACGCGCAGTTTGCGCAGACACCAAACAAGGAGTGATTTGAAAAATGTCTATCGTTGTAAACACAAAAGCAGAAGTCAGACCGAACTTCCTCGAAAGCGAAGTCGGCCTCGTTCTGAAAACCCGCGAGATCCCCGCGTCGATGGGCGTACAGGACGGCAAATACAAGATCGTCAAGGCCGGTACGCCGTTTCCGTCCGACAACTCGAACGCCGTCGGCATCGTGTTTGAGGATATCGATGTGACGGACGGCAATATGCCCGGCTCCGTGATGGTCGCGGGCCGTGTGCTGGCAGACCGCCTGTCGCTGGCTACCGCAGCCAAGACCGCGCTTTCCGGCAAGGGATTCGCGTTCGTTGACGCGCCGGAGATCACACGCGGCTATACCGTGACTTACGACAAAAACGACGGCACCGGCACGCCGCCCGTCGACGAGAACGTCTATACGGAGGGTTCCTATGCTGACGTCTCGACCGAATACCCGCTGACCAAGAGCGGCAACACCCAGACCGGCTGGAGCACGTCTAAGGGCGGCGAAGCTGTTTCCAAGGTCGAAATGACCGGCAATGTGACCCTGTACCCCGTGTGGACTACGGCCTAAAGAAGGAGGAAAAACACCATGCCTGACATTCTTGAACTGATTTCCGACGCTGACCGTCTGGATTTCTCGCAGAACATTTCCGTCGCGCGCCCGGCCTACCTCGGAGACCGGCTGTTCCCGGATCAGAAAACCGAAAGCCTGAAAGCAGAGTACCTGCGCCTTGCAAATGGCGCGCAGATCCCCACGATGGCGACCGTCCACGCCTTTGACACCGAGGCAGAGATCGCCACGCGCCCCGCGCTCGAAAAGACCGAGGTTGAGAAGCTGTTTATCAAGCGCAAGATCAACCAGTCCGAGCGGGTGCAGCTGCTCAACGAAAACGGCGTATATGCCGATAACGCGATCGTGAGCTATGTCTTCGACGATATGCGCCTGATGGCCGATGCGGTCAAGGTCAGAACCGAAGTCGCGAAGATGGAAGTCATTGCGACCGGCAAAATGACCATCAAGGAAAATAACCTCAACATGACCGTCGATTACGGTGTCCCGTCCGCAAACACCGGGTTTAAGATCGACTTCGGCCCGGAGACTGATGTTATCGGCCAGCTTCAGGCCATCGCGGATCAGGCGGCAGCCTCCGGCCACGCGCTGAGCGAAATGGTCGTCGGTACGAAGATCCTGCGCAAGCTCGCGTCCAACAAGGGCATTCAGACCCTCGTGTACGGCACGGTCGGCGCTGGTACATACGTCACCACCGAGAAGCTGCGCAGCCTCTTTACCGAGCTGTTCGGATTCGGCCAGATCACGACCAACGACCAGCGCTATAAGGCGCAGTCCGCAAACGGCGCGGAAAAGACGTATCGCTTCTTCCCAGAGGACAAGGTTGCATTCCTGTCCAATGGTACGGCCAATTCCTTCGGCGTTGGCCTGTGGGGCGTGACGCCAGAAGAAAAGGGCTATGGTCCGTACACCGACAAGAGTGCACAGCAGTATATCACCATTACCCAGTGGGAAACGCCAGACCCGAAGACCACATGGACGAAGGCAAGCGGCTTGTTTATCCCGGTCGTGCCCGATCCTTACGGCCTGTTCATCGGCGCAGACGTCAGCAAGTAAAATCGAGCCTCCGCGCCTGCATGACGGGTGCGGAGGCTGACCGGAAGGAGGGCGCAGCATGATCTACGCCGATTATGAGTTTTACGCGACCGTGTACCGTGGGACGGCGCTGGGCGAAGAGCAATTCTGCGGACTCGCCCGCAAGGCGTCGGCTTATGTCGATTACATCACCATGAGCCGCGCGCGCTCCGCCGCCGAGGATAAGCTCGAAGCCGTCCAGAACTGCGTCTGTGCGCTGGCCGAGCTGGAGCAGGACGCCGGAAAGCTGGACAGCCTCGTCTACACGACCGACCGGCCCGTGTCAAGCGAGACGGTCGGCGGCTGGTCACGCAGCTTCGGTTCGCGCAGCCTGTCGCAGGCAGATATGCAGCGGACGGAGACGCGCCGCCGCGAGATCGTGCTGGCGTACCTCGGGCCGACCGGATTACTCAAAGCAAGGGGGTATGGGCCGTGTCCATGTTCCCCCACACCGTAACCATCTACAACGTCTCGCAGGAGACAGACCAGGCGACGTTCAAGGATGTGGAGAAGACCTATATCACAGTCATGCGCGGCGTTCTGCTGGAAGCCTCCAAGGCGGCCAACGTCCGCCAGAGCGGGCTTGAAGGCGCGGACGCAGTGAATCTGTATATCCCGTTCTCCACGCCCGCTGTGGATGGCGTGACGGGCGCAGAAAAGCGCTACGTCGGCCCGCAGGAATTCTGGCGGGCAGCCGATAAAAGCGGCCTGTGGACGCTTTCCACGGACGGCAACGGCGGCACGACCTTTTTTATCAAAGGTGAAGTCGTAGAGCCGGACAAAACCGAGCAGACGCTAGAAATGCTCTATGACGACGTTTACAAGGTTACGAAGGTCGACCGGAAGGACTACGGCAGCGCCGACATGAGACACTTTGAGGTCGGAGGAGCCTGATATGCTGAAATTCAGCGTAAAAGCAGACGGATTTGACGAACTGCATGAGGCAATCGCGACAGCATGCACCAAAGCGGAGCACGCTGTTGCACTTCAGGCAAGAAAGGACACGGCCCCATATGTACCGTTCCTGACCGGCTCCCTCGACCGCAGAACACAGGTCGAAGGAAACACGATTATCTACCACGGCCCATACGCGCGGTTCCTGTACTACGGAAAAGTCATGGTAGACCCGGAGACCGGCAGCACTTACGCGCCGAAGGGCGGGACAAAGGTAGTGACCGACAAGAATCTTGTGTTCAATACGTCCGGACACAATCAGGCGCAATCGCACTGGTTCGAGGCGTCAAAGGCCGAAAATCTTGATAAATGGCTCCGCGTAGCGGACAAGGCGGTGAAGAATGGACTCTGAAAAGCAGAAAAGGCTGGTATCTGCGGAGGAAGAGCAGGATATCTCCCGGAAGATGATGATCTGGGCGAATTCCTTCTCGGACGACGACATGTCGGCCGCAACGATCAACTATGAATTTCTTGCTGCGGATTCCGCAAGCATGGCGCTGTCCACTATTCAGGGCGCGTACATCACGCAGAAATACATCCTCGGCGGGCATGAGGCGGAATATCAATTTAAGATCATCGCTCGCATTATCCCCGGCAACAGCAACGACAAGCGCCTGAAATGCGACGCCATGCTTAACCGCTTCGGGGATTGGGCCATGCAGAACCTGCCGTCTCTGGGAGACGGTATGCGTGTCCGGCGCATGGAAGCGGTCAGCCGCGCGGCCCTGTTCGCCCGGTACGAGGACGGCACGGAGGACCATCAAATTCTAATGAAACTAACATATGAGGTGATTTAACTATGGCAGACACGACCTTTAATACCACTGCTGGCCAGACTATTGACCGCGAATTGCTGATCGCATACCTGAATACCGGCGAGGCGTCTACGCCCGTCTGGTCTCCGTTCGGCAAGCGCGTCACGGATTCCAGCATGGAGTACGACTGGCAGGAGGATTCCAGTAAGGATATCCTCGGCACTACAAGAACCACCATGAAGAAGCCCATCATCACGCAGAGCTTTGACCCGTGCGAGCTGGACGCAGGCGACGCGGCGCTTGTCAAGCTGTGGAACCTGGCTGTCAAAGACCAGGACGCAGCAGCACTGGCGAATCAGGACGTGCTCATCGTTCATTTTTACGCAGGCACGGCCAAGACGGCAGTCTTTGCGGAGCGTTACGAC